TGGACTACATTAAGGAGTAACGCTGGTAGCATCTTCTTCTTTCGGTTTAGGTGGTTCTGGGTTGTGTTCTGGCTCATCATGCGTGGTTTCAAACCAATGTTTGCCTAACATACCAATAATAGGCAAGAAAGCACCAAAAGCCAAGTTAATAAGGTCTTTACTAGACTGAGCTAGTTCGTCAGGCTTGTTTACCATAGTAAATACTAACCATCCGAATAGACCAAAGGCAAGTAACGATATAAGAAATCTTGCCCAAAATCTAAGTTTCATAAGTTGTATATGTGGGTCATCTTTCTGTTTCCCACCGTTCTTTACAGTTGTTTTTTCAGTTACTGTTTCCATCACTTTCTACTTGTAATTTCTTTGATTGCTTGTGTATTGGCTTCCAATGCCAGCTTAATCTGAAGAATAGCATCTGAAGACTTTTCAATCATGTCCAAGAGTCTACTATCGTGCTCTTCGTCCTTCTTCCAGAACTCTTCTCGTTCCTTTTTCGCTAGTTCACTCTGATACCTAATGAACCAAAATGCGGCTATGATAACACAGGCAGGTATGCCTAAGTCCATAACCATCTGATATAATGTGCTTACTTCTGGCATAACTTCTGTTGCTTGTGTTGGATAGTTATAGTATTGCTGATCCGCTGGATTAGGATGATGTCCACTCATTCTTCCGTTGACTCTTCATTGTTTTCTTCCATCTCAACTAATGCTTGTCTGTAGCCAATTAACTGCTGTAGTTGGGCTTGCATTTGTGGAATCTCTTGTTGTAGTTTTGCTATTTGGGTGTCTACTTGTTCTTTAGTTAGTTGCATTTTCTAGTGCTGTTACTTTGGCTGAGAGTTCTTGGATAGCTTTTGTAAGATGAGCAACTATCCCAATAGTGTTTATAGCTTTACCCATTGAAGTATCATCTTCTTCATTATAATCTTCGCCCGAAACATTATTGGGCAATATAAGTTCAATTTCTTGAGCTATAAAACCACTACTTCTACCTTTTGCTGGATTTTTCCAATCAAAATCAACAGGATTTAATTGATTTACAACATCAAGCCCAGAACTAATTTCAGTAATATTTTCTTTTAACCCAATGTCAGAAGTATCATTGAAATCACCTGTTATAACTGAATCATAATTTATTTTCATCACCTGACGAGTTTCATTAGCATCCGTAAACCGAAAATATATCCAAGGTCCAACACTATCCATATCCTCACCAGAGGCCATTGTATTGTCAAAATTCCAAGCCCTTGTGCCGTATGACATATTTCCATAACGACTTGTATCGGAATCTTCCAAAAAGAGACTTGGAGAACCATGTTTTAGATGTACTAATGCGCTAGGACTCGTTTCTCCAATCCCAACATTTCCATCTCCTTTTAACACCAACTGATCGGAGTTGGAAACTCCGCAACCTAGTTTTAGTACGGCACTATTATTATCATAATTTGGATTAGAGTATATTGTTGCTGTGGTTGAAGAAGCTTGGTCGTAATCTATTAAGATCCCAAAATTAGCGGCACTACCTCCAACTCTTATTTCTCCAGCAGAACCTGATCCAGGATCAATCTGGTGCAAAGGGCTTAGTGGTGAAGCAACACCAATCCCAACATTCCCACCATCTTTAACCACCATCACATCAGTACCGTTATCCTGTAACTGCATGATGTTACCAGAAGATGTGCTATTAATTTTTAACCCTACATCACTACCAGCATTGTTAATCACTGTTGCATCACTTACTACAACCTCTGTATCAATTGTAGTTGTTGTTCCTGAAACAGTAAGATCACCAGATAGCGTTAAATCTGAAAAGCTAGTAGCTGATCTGTGTCCTAATAAAGTCGCTTTAGTTGTTGCCATGTTTACTCACTATCTGCTGGTTGTATTGTTAATTCACCTGCTTCTACTTGTCGCATAATTTCTGCGTAGTCTGTGTTTCCTAGGCTTAATGGAACAAACGAAATTTTACCATTTATTTTAGCATCAATACCGACGTTGTCTGTTGAGTCTGATGTAATATCTCGTAAATATTTTAAGTCTGTATATGTCATCTTTAGTTTTTTAAAGTTCGGCTGTTATTTCTATATACTCACTATAATTAGAGTTAAGTATTATGTGGGAACCTCCCCCATTTGTGTTAGTTGCATCAACGGTAACAGGCTTAAGTCTAGCACCTTTTCGAGTAACTGAATCAAAAGGAGATGTCGTATCGTTTGTGTTTGTTGAACCTTGATAATCGTAGACATGTGCCCAATCAGCAGAACTTATTGTAATTGTTGGTAACCCTCTTTTTTCTGCGTATTTCAGGTGCCCTAATAGTTGTTGAGTGCTATACCAATATCCCACTCCTACTGATACTATTTCAGTATCAGTATCAGCATTAGCTCTTTGCCATCTTTCATAATATCTTAAGCATCTTTGAAATTCATCCCCATAACTTCTATGCTCAAACGGAGTTGCTACACTGCCTAGTTCTAGTTGAACGCCTGTTATAAAAAGTTCATCACTTGTTGTAGACATTATTCCAGATCCAACTCCCACTGCTCTATCAGCAGGGACAATTGATTTCCAAGTATTTGCATTATAAGTTCCGCTTGTGTAATTATTTCCAGCGTGTAGCCAAAAACCCATGTCTACTCTTCTAGCATTGTCATTGGTTATTACACTACCTGAAGTGATTGCTGGAATTGAAACACTATGCCTTGTCCAAGCTGAAGTAACAGTAATTTGTTGTTGACAAATTTTATTATTAACTCTGTCGTACAACTCAAACATAATAGTTTTTCCAGCAGTTCCTTTCATATAAAAGGAAGCCGTCATAGGTTGTGCCCCAGAAGTTCCTATGCCGGGCCTTTGAAAATCTTGCCCTTCAAATCTTTGCCAGATAGAAACCGCATCGTCAGCATCACCCCCAGATAAAGAGGTATTAGCTGTGGTACAATCAATGTGCATTGCATGAGGAAATCCTGCTAAATCTGTCACTGTTGCTTGAATTAAATTAAACCTTGCGGCTGTAGAATTTTCAGATAGTAATCTCCATCTGTCCCAACAGTAATAACCATCATCACTAGCACCTTTGGGAGTTGGTGCTGTTGTAGTAGCTCTTTGAGCAACTTGTGCAGCCCCATTAATCACCATATTCCTGTGGCTTAACGAACCCGTATCACTACCATCAAGTAGGTTTAGTTCGTCAGACGTAACCCCTGTGCTAACGTAGTCTGCTAAATCTCTTGCTCTACTCATTTTCTTCCGTCTGGGATGTTAAAAACATTTTTCATAATTTATAGAAACCTTGAAATCCAAACCTATGAACAGTATCACCTCTTTCTAAAGGATAGTATAAAGTCAAATCACCATTAGTAGATATTTTAAAATAACCATTTATCTCATTTTCGTAATGAAGTGACGGTGAAAATATTGTTCTATCAGAACTGGGTTTTAATTCATTATTTCTAATTGTCCCAATATAATAATTAGATTGATTACTTAAACTTTTATTATCTCCATCATTACCTTGTAATTGAATCCATACAATGGATTGGAATTTAAAAGCATAACTATCAGATGTTGTTCCAAATACCCATGGAGAATTTGCCAGTATGTCCATATCTGTATAAGTATAATGAGTCACCCCACCGCTATTGACAATTCCCGATCTCTGATCAACATAGCCGACTAATCCACTCATAATTTATCCTATGCGTTGTTCTGGTCGATAAAAGTTACAGTCACCTCATAATTATCGTCCGTATGAGCGCCTTCCCATGTCAGTAGTTGACGAACACTACTATTACCTTGATCTGCTATTGCATCTTGTTTAGCTACACTGTCTAGCGGTCCTGTAAAATCAACAGGTTCATGTCCATTAAACGAGAACTTATCGTTCCAGACAAAAGTTTCGCCTTCGGGAATAGTAATACCTAAAATCCGATTAAGCTGAACACTTTCTCCTGCAAAAGTATCATATCCTTGAACATTCAAGTAACCCTTATTAGTAGAGGCTTGTAGATTAATACAACATATTGTAATACACAAAACAGTGTATATGTGATGTTGCTCCCCATATATAAGTGTAGTTCTAGTGTCGTTAATATTTTCAAAATGATGACATCGAATTATCTCTGTTCCTGGTCCTCTATCTATTGCCATGTTAATATCCTAATACGAGTGATCTGTGTAGGGAGTGTTGAAGGAACTCACCTTTTTGTTGTACTTTTTTGTTTGTTGCCATAGTTATGTTACCGTTATGTGTTACATCCCCAGTAAAAGTCCCACCACCAACAGGGACAAAGTTACTATTGTCTAATGCACCTATGACCTGGATATGTACTATGTCACTTGCAGTAGCACCAGAGGCTAGTGTAACAGTGTTACTTGTGTTTAAATTGTAATCTGAAGAATCTAGCAGTACACCATTAAGAAACACATTGACTAAATCAGAAGACACATTATTAGCAGTAAATGCAGTTTGACTTCCAGTAGCAGTATAGTTATATGTTGTAATAGTATTACTACCAAGACCTACATGACCAATACACTCGACTACATCAGCACTAACCAAGGCAACACCAGTTCTCAACTGTATGCTAGAACCACTACCAGTTTGTGTGAATGTGTAGTCACGAGTACCACTAGGCATTTCACTATGGTCACCTACGAGTTTGATACCATTTAAATAGACATCTACTCGTCCACCATTGTACGATACGTTTAACACAGGGTCTGTGCTAGTTAGACCTGTGTATATCCTTCGGTCAATACCTACGTTATCCGAGGTAAATCCGATGATACCATAGTTATGTAAATCAGAACTCATGAAGTAATCTCTAAGATAGACACCATAGCATTAGCAGTGCCACTTGATGAACGTAGT